CCATGGTATGCACCAGCTGGTTTGAATCGAGGTGGATTGACCACGGTGTCTGACACGTATCAAACACTTTCACAGGCAGACCGCAACACATTGTATGAAGCTCGTATAAACCCTATTGCCAACTTCCCTAACGATGGAGTAGTCATTTGGGGTCAAAAGACCTTACAGGCTCGACCAAGTGCATTAGATCGAGTAAATGTGCGTCGTTTATTAATCACAGTTAAGAAGTTTATTGCATCATCTACTCGTTATTTGGTGTTCGAGCAAAACACAATTCAGACTCGAGACAGATTCTTGGCAATAGTAAACCCATATTTGCAGCAAGTAAAAGCACAGCAAGGTTTATCTGCGTTCCGAGTAGTAATGGATGCAACTAACAATACTCCAGATTTAATTGATCAAAACATATTGTATGGTCAGATATTCCTTCAGCCAACTCGTACGGCAGAATTTATTATTCTAGATTTTAACATTCAGCCAACCGGCGCAGTGTTCCCTGAATAGTAAATTATTTTTTAGATCAAAGGCAGGACTTCGGTTCTGCCTTTTTTACTTTGCTGATATTTATAAGAAAATAACAAGGATAACAAAATGGCATTAGAAAATCAAGTGAATCCAAATCTGCAGGATTTTGGTATTGATGAACAATTTTGGGATAAAGCATATTCCTGGGAACCAAAAAAATCCCATCAATTCATCATGGTTGTTGACGATATTCCGGCCTATCTAATTAAAGCATCCGCAAAACCATCACTATCCAATGGAGAAGTTACATTGGATCATATTAATGTGCAGCGATATGTAAAAGGAAAAACAGTTTGGAACACAATTTCCGTAACACTGTATGATGCAATTGTTCCTTCGGGGGCACAGGCAGTTATGGATTGGGTTCGTTTGCATCATGAATCAGCTACAGGTCGTGATGGATATTCATCATATTATAAAAAATTAATTAAACTTCGTCAGTTATCACCACTCGGTGAAATAATTGAAGAATGGATTTTGAATGGCGCATTCATCACAGAATCTAATTTTGGAACATTGGATTGGTCAACAGAAGATGTTGTTACCATTGAAATGACACTTAGATATGATTGGGCATTACTGAATTATTAATTATCTGATTGAAACAAATTGGGGGTATTTTGCCCCCAATTTTTGTGTTCGTACATATTTATATTAAAGTTATACAAGGAAACCATATGTCAAAAGTTACGGATCGCATCGACAATCAAAACATTATTAATTTAGCACGTCAACAATTTGAAACGCAGAAACGAAGCAAATTGCCTTCGGTTATTGTGCCGTTAGCAAGTGCCGGTAAGATTTATCCTATACATCATGCACTTAGATGTGGTACTGTAGAAATGCGATACATGACTGCATATGATGAAGATATTTTAACTAATTCCACCTACATAAAAAATGGCGTTGTGTTCGATCGTCTTTTAGAATCCATAATCATGTCAGATGTAGCTGTATCGGATATTGCTGAAGCAGATCGGTTTGGTTTAATCATTAATGCAAGAATATTAGCATATGGACCAGAATATGCAGTTACGGTATCGGATCCTAAAACTAAAAACATGTTGAATCGAGTAATTGATTTGCGTAAATTAACATTTCGACCATTCACCCTGCAGCCAGATGATTCGGGTGAATTTGAATATGAAATCAATTCAGATACCACCATACGGTTCAAATATCCTAACAAAGACATTGAATCAGAAACAGTTTCTGAATATTTAAAAAACATAATAACACAGGTCAAAGATTCCAGAGACCCAGAAACCATCAATGAGTTTATACGTTATGAATTCTTTGCCGCAGATGCAAAACGTTTCAGAAAATTTGTAACTGAAAATATGCCTGGATTAAATTTAACAGTTGAATTCGAAGGTGAAGATGGGAGCACCTTCTCTGCCGGGTTTCCGATTGGACCAGAACTTTTTTGGTTTTAAACCATCAGACCGAGCAATATTTCACGAAAACATATTCAACATGTTGTGGCACGGCGAAGGTCGATGGACTTGGGACGATGTGTATCATTTACCAATTCCGATACGCCGGTTATGGACTAAACGTATCAATGCATTAGTACAGCCCCCGGATCCTGCTGAAACGCCTGCAACCAAAAATAAAAATGTTCCGAGATCGCCACGCGTGAAAAAATCTGGCAGATAAAATATTTATATTAAAAGAGTCCAGCAATGTCCGCACACAAACATTTCATACAACAACTCAAACAAAAACCTAGACATGGAGATATCCTCGATGATTTAGGATCTATAGGTGGCGAAGCTGCAGGGGCGATAGTCGGATTAACGGAAGCGTTATTTCAATTAAATGAAACTAATGCAAATACAGTACGTGGTCTAGAAAAACAACTTGCAATAAATGATGCATTGATCGATCAATATATTGCAATTGCAAATAAATCTTTGTATTTAGAGCGACGCAATAAAATTCTAAACACATCATTTGGAATCAACTCAAAATCCGCCGCTGCATTAGCTAGTAGTTTGCAACGTCAAGGAAACCAACTAGGTATAACTGGCGAACAAATGATGAAATATTCTACCAGTATACGTAATCTTATACCTGGTATAAATCAAGCAAATTTAGAAAACAACAAACAATATAAAGGACTCGTACGGGTACAACAAGTTTTAACGACCAATTTAGGACTAACAGAACAACAAGCAGAAGATTATTCAGCATTTGCCGGACAACGAGGTAAAGATGCCGAATCTCAATTAATACCTGGTAATTTAGAACTAGCAATACTTAAAGCTAATAAATTAGGTTTTTCAATGCAAGATTTAGCTGGTGCTGCAAATAATCTATTAAACATTGAATCCAGCATCGGCGATGAATTAGAATATCAATTATTAAGCGGCCGCCGATTAGTCGGTAATGATCAAGCACGTGCTGATTTACAAGGAAAAAGTTTAACTAATGCATATCGTGAAGCTGCATTGCAAGGAGATGCTAACAAACAAGCTGACATATTAAATACTATATTAGAACAAGAAGGCAAAACTTTAGAAAGCAACTTGTTTGCGAGACAGCAAATGTCTAAATTGTTGGGTATGGATGAAGCTGCATTAGCCCGAGCATTACAAAAGAAATCTATATTAGAACAACTACCAGGCGGTGAAGCATTATTTGATAAAACCGGCGATGCTTTATTGGAAGCAGCAAAGGGAATGGGAGCATCTGAAGATGCTTTAAAAGAATTAACTAAAATAGAAGATACTCGTACAACCGATGATATTTTAAAACAAATATTAACAGTGCTAAGTGAAGGTCGTGGAGGAGCTAAAGAAGTATTAGAAAACCAAACAAAGATGGTAGAAGACATCCAAAACGTTGTTCTAGAGAATACCAAAGCTGCATTTGATAGAATGTTGATTAATATGGATAAATCAGCAATGGCTATTGGTGGAGCTGGACTTTTAGGCTACGAAACCGGTAATGCGATGGTTGAAAATTTAAGCACTAAACTACTTACCGCTGAAAAATCCACAATAGCGGCAGGGACAACCCCAACGCCACATAATGATGTAGTATCATTTCCTGGTACTAGTGGGCGAGTATTAACTGGTCCATTCGGTGCATTTAGTTTACCTCCCCGTGATATGATCTTCGCCGGCGATCCTAAAAAAATGACCAGCGATGGGGGAAATGCTGCAGCAAATTTCATGGCAGCCGCCGCAATGATTGTAGCCGCAATTCAATCACAAACTTCGCAACTTAAACAAGATTCTACATTTGGAAACGGATTAACGGGACGACGAATGTAATTAATAGGATGATAATATGCCAAACAATACTTTTACTAATCTGGTTATAATTCGTACCAATCCAACCGTCGGTCGTAGATCTCAATTTACACCATATTTAGAGCAATTAGATCGAACACCCCGTGCTGCAGATTTTATTGTAACATCTCGGGAAAATCCAACCGTTGATGAAACAGCAAAATCTGATTCACAATTTACTGTGTATTCCGAAGATGCTGCAATTTGGAAAGCATCGGCAGCTAAAAGCACCAACATAAGCGCTACATCAGCAGCCAAAGCCGGTGTAGGAGTTGCCGTTAACATTGCTGGGGCTGTAACCGGAATTCCACAAGTAGTGCAAGTTGGAGATTCACTGATTGGATTAAGCACACAAACATTATCATCCACATACAGCACCTTAGATTACGATCAACTTAAACCAGTACCCGGCGTTAAATATGCAGATTTTCGAGCTCGGCGAATTTTAAAAAACTCACAAGAAAATTCCGGAGGTGTTACAAAAATACGATTAGATGGAGCTTCAGCTGCTCTACGTAAAAGCACTAAAGCTGGTATATATGCTGTTGCTTCGGCAAATCCATTCGGAGGGGCATATGCAGTATTCAATCGCGATGGAGTAGGTAATTCGGGATATGGATGGGGAGACCATGATAATCCATATGCTCTTCGTTTGGATTTTACGGCACGTAGTCATGTTGCAACTAAATGGGATTATGACAAAAAGCAATGGATTCCTACTAAAAATCCACTTGAATTCATAACACCGTTTCGCGGAGATCGAGTCAATGTGATTGATTTTGGAACCCGAAACTTATCTACTGCATATAAATGGAGACCAACTGCTAAAAAAGACAATGAAAAAAACAACAAGTTGCTGGATAAACTAGGACTAACACAAGATTTTATAAAATTCTTTTTTACTGGTCCAAAATTATTCAATGGAGCGGAAAATTTTCCGGATATCGAAGATGATGTTATGGTGTTCCGAGCAATAATTGGCTCATTGTCTGATTCATTTTCTCCGAATTGGACTTCAGTACCCATGATAGGACGAGCCGATCCAAATTATCACTATACCGGCGTAACTAGAGAATTGAGCTTAGATTTTACGGTTTATGCAACAGATCGTGATGAATTGAAACCCATATGGAGAAAACTAAATGCATTGGCTGGATACACTGCTCCAAAATATAGTGCCAATGATATTACATTAGGAGCTCCATGGATGCGCATAACAATTGGAGATATTTATCGTCAACAGCCGGTAATATTAACATCTTTAAGTTATACTCTGGTAGATGCTGATACAACCTGGGAAATTAACATAGAAGATGATCCAGCAATGATGCAGGTACCACACAAAGTATCAGTTTCATGTGGATTCAACATGATAAGTGATTTCTTGCCACAACGAAACGGCAGATTCTTCTCATTAGCAAAACAATACACTGCAAATACCGGAAGTTCAGTAGCAGTTCCTATCACAGGCAATGATAACTGGTTGAGTGATTTTGAAGGAAATGAAGCTGGTATCGCAAGACCTAAAACATTCAGAGCTCGACAACAAGATGAACCACAAACGCAATCTTAACAAATAAAAATAATAACTTAAAGTTAACATATGAACAGATACATAACAACCCAAGTCATCCAAACGGAATCCGGAAAAAATAGATATGCATCTACTATTTTTTCACCATCGCCATTAACTACTGGCGATCGCATCATACGCATAACAAGTGCAGAACGATTGGATAAATTAGCACTAGATTTTTATGGTAATGCAACCATGTGGCCGGTTATAGCATCTGCCAATCAAATTAAACGAGGTACGTTGGTTATACCGGCAAACTCTAGATTACGAATTCCATCTGTCGAATCAGCAGAACAATTTTTAAACAACATAAGCAGACCTAGATGAGTAACATTTTTTATTCACATGTAGATGACAATTTAAGAACCGAACTAGATCTACGGGGTAAATCTGGATTCCGGCGCAACAATGATGATTTAAACTTCATGCTCGGAAAAATTGCTAACGTTGAAATAACAGCATATGAAACAGGATCTTCGCGAGCTAATGTATCTGGTCGATTAGGTGGTACTACTACACGAGAAGGTCGATTCTTACCAAATTCACCTGATGGATTTTTAAGAAATTCTACATATACTACATCATCTGTAGTTTATCAATACAACGGAGACATAGTTACGGGTGCTACTGTGGAAACATCCACCAAAATCACAGATACTACTAATCGAGTAGGCCCATTCATAACCAGCGTAGATGTGTCTATAGGTGATCATTCAATGGGTTTACTGAACAAAGCTACCGTTAACTTCATTGTTCCAAATCCACAACGAGATTTAGATACTGTTGAAGAAGTTTGGTTTCGGCCTGGACGATTTGTTAAAATAGAAATGCACCATGGAAATGATGCTGTTATATCTAGGCAACAAACCGAAGGTAGACTTCTGCCAATATCACTACCAAACACAGCATCTTTAAAAGAACGATATCCAGAATGGAACATCGATGAACTGTTACAGCAAATTAATCGAATGAATGTGTTTGTGTTTGAAGGATTAATAACATCATTTGAATTTTCTTACACAGATTCTGGCCAGGTGGAAGCTTCTTTAAGTTTAACGGGTACAAGTAATTCATACACAGACATTTCAATGTATATGCCCCCGACACCGAAAGAAGCAGATCCTAAAGAATCAAAACCCAAGGTTAACCCGAAAACGCAAACATTGGATATACCACCAGCGCAAGGTGCTAATCCGGAAGCAAAGTCAGAATTTTATGATACCCTAAACAGCATCATGGTGAATTTGGTAACAAAAAAAGATGCTACCCAAACACAAACATTGTTGCTAAATTTTGAAATTCCTGGATCTTCTACCAGTCAATTCAAAGACCGATTTATTTTAGTAGGTGAGCCATATCCACCTGCCGTGAATGATCTTGCTGCAAAAACGGAAGTAGAGACTATACGAAATCAGATAGAGTCCGGCGCCGTTACAGGATCGATCACTGCGTCGATGATCGAACGAGCAAATTATATCGCCCAAGCTGCTACGGATGAAGCTAATCCGGTAACTCATTACAATCGATACATAACACTCGGTGGTTTAATTCATATGATTAATTATTACATCATTGAAAAGGGTATTTCTATTCCAAACCAACAGGCTTTTACGAAAATTTTGTGTGATGATACTCAATGTTTCAGCAACTATTTACCATATTTAACATCATGCACACCTGATCAGGTGTTGTTGCTACCAGAAGTTTCCGGTGTAAATGGCATGAATTCATATGGTGATACCATATACTATGAAAAAGTTGCCGCTGAATCCGCAGCTGCGGGATATTCCACGTGGCCAGGCGTATACAAAAAAACAACGGATTCGGATGGTGTAATATATCCTTCTAGGATTTTTATCAACATTGAAGAAATTAAAAAGATACTAACATCAATTTCTGCAGACAATACTAAAAAATACACAATAGATACATTTTTAACAGCGATATCCGGAAAAATTAATTATGCTACGGCTGGAGCAATTAACATGCATCTTGTTTCACATCCATCTAGTCCCAGCACATTGTTATTCACCGATGTTAAATACATTAAACCGGCACAATCTACTAATCCTGAAGTTAAGACGCCTGGTGTGATACCGGTAATTCCATACAGTGTACCGATGATGGCAAATCATCCGAATGGTACCATTGTGCGAAGCTTCAGATTTTCTGCTACGTTGCCGGAAAGTGTAAAAAACTTGTCATATGTATTGAATCAAGGTGATGAAATAACCGAACAAGAAATTGCACCATACATGAATTTTATGTATAGTACTAAAGATGCAAAACAAATAAATAATTTTATTAGCGGATTCAAAGTTAAGCATGAAACGTATTTGAAAGAGCTACAAGAAACAAAAAACAGATTAGCACTTTCACCGACTGAACCGGAATTAATTAAAAGTCTTTACAAATCATTGAATAATTATATTAAGTATCCATCACCTGATTTGAAAAAATCACAGATAATGGTTGCACCAATATTATAAAATAAACACCGTGTTCAGCATCATTGGTATTACACATACTGTATCAACAGAAGGACAATGGACAACTAACATTCGATGCATAATGCGACCTAAAATAGACTGATTATGAGACTGCGTTCATATTATATGCCAGAGGATATTACCAACAATTTATACACATCAGGTGGTGAGTTTCAAACAGAAGATGGTGTAGAGTATCGCGGAGCATATCATCGATACACGACCAATGAAATATATACTGGCGCAACATGGAATGCAACCACATCCAAAAAGTTGGTGTTGTTGGAACGTATGCAGAATCGGGATCTGGTGTATGCAAAATTAAAACGACAATTACAAACCAAGTTCATAACACCTCGTGCAGTAAAACCATCACCTACACAATCAGATTACAAATCTGGATATATTGATCGATACTTTCTGAAAAAATGCAATGAGCCGGTATTCATAGAAATCGATTCTGCACAACAGCGATTATGGTCACGTGGTGTAATTGATCGGGCACTATACAAGTCAATCACCCTGAGATGGTTTATATCCGGAAACATTGAAGATGTTAATACTGGCAACAGCCTCCAACGAGGAGTTATAACCAAGAACACCATAGCTGTACAGTTTGCTCAACAAGAATTACCGGGTATTGCTGACATATTAACGGATCCATTGCAGTATTATGCAGATTCTGAATTCACTGCACCAGCTGACATTAACAGTTAATCTGATTTGATTTTTCATATTTTTTTCATATTATTGCAGTATGATACTGGATCATGCAGATGATGTTGAAGCTACATTAAATTATATCAAGAATCGAAAAACTCTGATTGTTCCGATTCTGTGTAGTCCGACGTTGCCGGCAAAACATAATCCGGTATCGGTATTATATGTTTACACGGAAGATGGAATAGAGCGACTTGTGCCAATACGGCATACTGAACAAATAATGGGTCATACCGAACATCTGCAACGATTTCTGGATCTCCCGAATGTCTTTGTGCATGACAAGAAGACCTGGCTCCAAATTGGAGGAAATGGCAATGTATGGGATGTTAAGACTTTGTGGTGGTATACGTACGGCGAAGCATATGATGAATCACATTATCCAACACCAGCTCACACATTCTATTGGCGTCGACACACTGCATTATCACACATCAACACCATTATACCAATGCAACAGCATTTAGCAATGTGTCAAAAGATTCGTCACTATGCCTGGCCAATGTGTATGAATGCAGAATTAACAGATTCATATCAACATTTTGATTCAGTGTATCCGGAAGTATTTGCAGCAATAGAATCTGCGGGTCTACGGGTTACTGACACATTTCGAATGCCAGAAATTGTAACAGATGGATTTGTGTATAGCAGTTATAATTATCATACTACTACAGGTCGTCCCAGCAATGCAAACAGAGGATTCAACTTTGCGGCAATGAACAAAGAAGATGGAACTCGTGATGCATTCTGCAGTCGTTTTCCAGATGGGGCTTTGGTTGAAATGGACTTTGATGCATATCACGTGCGATTGATTGCTCGGTTAATTGGATATCCTTTACCGGACGGATCCGTGCATGAGTATTTTGGCCGATTTTATTTTGACGCCGAACAATTAACTGCTGAACAATATGAACAGAGTAAACAAATAACATTCCGGTTGTTGTATGGTGGTATCGATGCTGAGTTTTTATCAATACCATTTTTTCGGCAAGTAAATGACTTAGTATACACGTTGTGGCGACAATGGAAAGCAAAAGGATACATAGAAACGCCGGTACTAAAAAGACCTATAACTTCAGACTCTGTAAAGAACATGACAGCAAACAAACTATTTAATTACTTTTTACAGGCAACAGAAACAGAAGTATCCGTGCAAAAACTACGGCAATGTTTAGCAGTATTGCATGGACATGAAACACGGATGATTTTATATACATATGACTCGGTTATGTTTGATGTGCCGGTAACAGAAGCTAAAGACATATTACCACGAATTAAAGATGCATTGCAACAAGGAAACTTTCCGGTTAAAGTTTCTGTTGGGAATATTTATAGTAAAATGAATACTATCACGTTATGAACATAGATTCTATTTTAACAGAATGGAGATATCGTTTACCTGCAGGGTATCCTAAGACCATTGACGATTTCCGAGTACTGCAAGATGTCATTTTAGAAATGACTGATGTAGATTTAACTGAAGCTGAACGTATTGTTCGCAGAGCAATGGGATTAGATGAAGCTCCCGAAGATGAAGAACAATCTGTTACGGCATCTACCGAATCATTTTTAGATGCTCGAAAATTCGAACAATTCATTATGAATACATACAGTGTACCAGGCCAACAAATTATTGGATTACGGGGAATGTATGATGCAATTCAACAATTACCAGATGACGAAAAAAATGCTGTTTTAGATATTATACGTAAACCTGCAAATTTAACACTTCGTACTGGAGTTATACCAATCCGAGGATCTTTTGAAACATTGTATGACATTATTCGAGATACTATTAAAATACCAAATGGTGATGAATCCGAATTATGGTTTGCAATTTCATATGACGGACGAGTAAAAGGAGCCGTAGCTGGAGAAACAGGAATTGAAGCCGATATTGAAATTGGCGATCAAACAGTTTCATTGAAAAATTACAATAAAACAACATTTGACTTCGGATCATTAGATGCTGAATCGACAGAACAATTAAATTCATTTATAGAATTAGCAAAAATGTTAACGGGTCAGGATATAAGTAAATCAAAAGGCCGAGAACAGATCAATAATATATTAAATATGATAGATGATCCGGCGGTTGAACGAGAAATACAAGAATTAATTGATATGAGAACAACAACACATATTCGAATGATTCAGCGCATTGGAGATCGATTAAATGATTTACTTAATTCAGCCGAAGACATCGATTCTATTATACAATCATTTTGTAAAAATATCGATACACTGTTAGTTAGAAAAATAAATTCTGTTAGTTGGTGGGGTATGATTATCAAACCAAATAAAACATTGTTTTTAGAATCATCATCGGATTTATATCAAGTACTTAAATGCACGGATGATTATAGGTTATCTCCGGCAATTGCAAATTTTCATCAAAATCATTTATTTGTATTAGGCAGTCAAATGTCAACACAAGTAACAACAAAACCACAGGATTAATGCATTGAAAACACAATTACTTTGCACATTTGCACATCGCAGTGATTTAAATATCATAACCGAATACATACAAACAAGTTATGATGTCCCCGAACGCAGAATATTTGTGTTTTCCAATGCAGATGTTCCGGACAATTTGTATTGTACATACAATGCATATGAAACACAGCGTCGAGGACAGAATACTATAAGCATCCATCGCAAGAAAGAAACCAATACCTTGTATACGGTTAATGCATTGAATGAAGTTATACGCAAAGTAAACAACGGTGTATTAGACAAAACATATCAACTAGATTGGCAGCGTTATCAGAATTCGTTTATACTAACAGATGATGCCGGATACCGTGTTATTAACTTGATATTCTTTAGGAAAATTTCTTGGAATTGATATTTATATTATATAAGGAATATGATGAATAAAAATATTTTAACAGAAAACATGAGACGATTTAGAACTAAAAATCTAAATGAAGATTCTGACCAAAACAATAACGGATATCCAGATAGCACGGAAACATTTTACTATGGTGAAACGACTGATGTAGAAAATGAATTTAAAATAAAAAATACACCGGGAGTATATCTAATTAAAGATCCAAAAAATCTTAAAGACTTTGATCCAATGTCGCATGAAACCATATGGGTATCATATTCTCCAGGCTTATCTAAACAGTTAGGAATTGGTAGAATGAAGCGATATATGTTACAACACCCATCTAATGGTCAGTTTACATATTACATTGCTACAATTTTAAAAAAACCTAGACAGAATGAATATTACATAACACGTTTTGATATTTAATAAATAAAAAACAAAAAAACTTAACTAATTACTTTGAATTAACGAATTAATTACTTATTATGTAATTAATATTTTATATTTTTATTAACCAATTAAAAGGAGTTAACTAATGGCTTTAAATTTAGATGCTATTAAAGCAAAGCTGAATCAGTTGAACAAGGCTGATGACAAAAAACAAAATTTGTGGAAACCTGAAGCAGGTAAGACACGTATCCGAATTGTACCGTACGTACATCGCAAAGACAATCCGTTTCTGGAATTGTATTTCCATTACGACATCGGCAAAAAATCAATGCTATCACCAATTTCTTTCGGAAATGCCGATCCAATCGTAGAATTTGCAGACAAACTCAAAAAGACAGGTGATAAAGATGAATGGATCATGGGTCGTAAAATTGAACCTAAGATGCGTACTTATGTTCCTGTAATTATTCGTGGTAAAGAATCTGAAGGAGTAAAGTTTTGGGGCTTTGGAAAACAAATCTACACTGAGCTTCTTTCTATTATCTCTGATCCAGATTATGGTGATATTACGGATCTAATGAATGGTCGTGATATCGATGTAGAATTCACACCGGCAGTATCAGCCGCAGAATTTCCTAAGACAACTATTCGTGTTAAGCCAGC